GTGGGGGCAGCTTCGGTTTGGTACGCTTTCCAAGGTACAACAGACCTTTTTTCAGCGCGCGTTACTGGTATTACCTTAAAACCGTATTCAACAAATCCTAGGGCAATATCTAAAGCGGAGCTATCCGGGCTTAGGCTCCAGTCGATCACTTTACAAAGCGGTCTGTTCTACCGGTCCGTAAATACTTTCCCAATTCAACTTACCACCGGACTTAGAAATAATTTTTTTTGCTTCCTCAACCCGGGGTTGACGTTGTTTGTAGCGCCAACTGCGAATGGTAGTAATTTTAGTATCGAAAAGTTCGGCTGCGGCATCTTCACCTACGAACTCAATATACTCTTTAAGACTCATAGACATCGTTTACTCCTTATATTCAAAATGTATATTCAATGAACTATACATTGTGTTTGACACAAATGCAAATATGATTTAGTATGAGCGTGAACTATAAATAAGGAGAAGCCAATGGCTGATATAACTTCGCGATTCGTAGCCCCATCTAAACTGGTTGAACGTCAAGGCGTTTGCCTCTTGGTGTACGGTGCTGCCGGATCAGGAAAAACAGTTCTGTGTACCACTGCCCCATCTCCCACACTTATTATAAGTGCAGAAGGTGGATTACTTTCTATTCGTAACGCTGATGTGAAAGCGATAGAAGTAAAGTCAGTGGCTGACATTAATGAAATCTATGATTACCTTTACAATCATCCTAAAGAATTTAAAACCGTGTGTTTGGATTCTGTTAGTGAAGTGAGTGAGGTGGTCTTAGCTAACGAGAAGGAAAAGACTAAGGACCCGCGTCAAGCTTACGGTACCGTCATTGATGAAATGATGCGTTTGCTCAGGCAGTTCCGCGATCTTCCGATGGACGTCGTAATGACAGCTAAACAGGAACGCCTTCGTGATGAAGGTCAAGGAGGAGGCTCGGTCCTCTACATGCCCTCAATGGTAGGGGCTAAACTACCACAAGCTATCCCCTATTTGTTTGATGAAGTATTCGCACTGCGTGTGGATAAGAATGATGAAGGTGAAACCACTCGTTGGTTACAAACCGAGAAAGACTGGCAGTATGAAGCCAAAGATCGTTCCGGTGCGTTAGATCAATTTGAAGTGGCTGATCTTTCTCATATCTTCTCAAAGGTAAGGGGTGGTCTCAATAAATCTAAAACAATAAATAAGGAAACAAACAATGACGAAACTTAATTTTGATGTTGAAAAAGTTCTTAGCGAACTACCTGAAGAGGATCGTGGATTTGAACCTTTACCAGATGGCTGGTATGAGGCTCAAGTAAACGCTTCTAGTATTAAAACTACCAAAGCCGGAACCGGTGAATACCTTGAACTGGAATTCGATATTATTGGGGATGATTATAAGGGACGCAAAGTATGGACGCGTCTTAACTTAAAGAACCCTAATAGTCAGACCGTGGAAATAGCGCAAAGGGACTTTGCAAAATTGTGCAAAGCGATTAAACTTCCTTTTGTAGAAGACTCTGCTGAATTGCATAGCAAGCCTGTGCAGATCAAGGTTGCGTATAGAAAAGGTGAGGGAGAGTACGGTCCCACAAATGATATACGCGATTACAGGGCTTCTGCATTAGGTATTGGTACTCAAGTTTCTGAGGACAAAGAAGAGTCTCAAGAAAAACCATCTTGGTCCAAGACCTAATCTTCCAAACATAGGGGGCGTTCACACTAATCGCCCCCTCCTTTTTCATGTTTGTACTGAGGGACTATCAAGAACGAGCCATCGGTTCGATCTACGATTACTTTGAGAGCAACACCGGTAACCCGTTGGTTATCATGCCGACCGCCAGTGGTAAGTCCATTGTGATCGGTGATTTTATCCGTGGTGTTTTAAACGATTACCCGGGTCAACGTATCCTCATGCTGACACACGTTAAAGAACTGATAGAGCAGAACTACGACAAACTAAAAGCGATCTGGAGCGAAGCCCCCTGTGGTATCTACAGTGCTTCGTTAAAGCGTCGCGATACACAAGACGCTATTACGTTCGCCGGCATTCAATCGGTGTATCGACGCGCTGAAGACTTGGGTCATTACGATCTGATTCTGGTGGACGAATGTCACCTGATTCCGGTATCCGGTATGGGACGTTATCGTAGTTTTTTATCAGCAACTCAGGAGATTAATCCGGCGGTCAAGGTCGTGGGCTTCACGGCAACACCCTACCGCTTACGCTCCGGACTATTGACTGAAGGAGAAGATCGTATTTTTACAGACGTGGCTATTGATTTATCCAGTGGAGAAGAAATGCTCAAGATGATTGAGGAGGGCTACCTAGCCCCTCTGGTGTCTAAATCAATGAACACGGCTTTCGATATAGAAAACGTACACATTAGAGGTGGAGAGTTTATCCCCTCTGAACTACAGGAAATCATGGGAGACGCAGGCAATACGCACGCCGCCTTGGAAGAAGTGGTGAGGTATGGCACCGAGCGTCGTTCATGGTTAATCTTTTGCAGTGGGGTTCGACATGCAGAAAACGTCACCCAATTGCTAAGGGATCAATATAACATTCGCGCTGAATTGATCACGGGACAAACTCCCATTAAGGAACGCGAACGTATTATTGAACAATATAAAACCGGCGTCATTCAGGCACTTGCCAATTGCGATGTACTGACGACCGGTTTCGATGCACCGGAAACGGATATGTTGGTCTTTCTAAGACCGACCCAATCTACGGGACTTTTCGTACAAATGTGCGGTCGCGGTATGCGTCCGGCTGAGAACAAAGAGAACTGTCTGGTGCTCGATTTTGCACGCAACGTAGAACGGCATGGTCCGATCAACGATGTGCGTCCGCAAGCTACGGGAAGGAGAAGAGGACAAGTCAGCACGTCTCCTGTAAAAACTTGTCCTGATTGTCGCAGTATCGTGCCCATCTCCTTTCCAAGTTGCCCAGACTGTGGGCATCATTTTTCTGAACGTACTCTGGACATTGACAATACCGCGAGTGAACTGGAATTAATCAGACACAATCTAGACCCGAGTGAATACATTCGCAGTTTAACGGTGAGAGATGTTAATTTCTTTAAACATCGTAAGCAGTTTGTGGCGGGGGCTACCCCCACTCTACGTGTAGAGTACAGTTGCGGTCTCAGCACTTTCTCAGAGTGGGTGTGCTTTGATCATCACGGCTATCCAAAGCGTAAAGCTGACCAGTGGTGGCGTCGTCATGTGCGCTCGGATTATATTGCGCACAATGTTCCGAGCAGTGTGGAAGAAGCGTTGTCGCGTGTTGGTGAATTGCAACAGCCGGACACAGTGACTATTAATTTTAAAGACAGGTATCCAAAGGTGATAGATTATGACAGAGAATCCTAGAGTGTATCCGTTTCAACGTGGCGATGACTATTTCTTTATTAGTTACGATCACCCTGAACGCGGTGTTTCGTGGGCAGGCAGTCCGGTTGAAAACGTACGTATCGGTAATCAGTGGAGTCGTAAGTATGGTTTCTTTAAATGGGATGAGCTTCTAAGCAATAAAGGACACATGGTGATGGCTAATAAGGAAATGGGGGAATGGGTAGAGCCAATAGAACATGATGATCTATACTGGGCGGTACCTTTTTAAAAATGAACTGTTGGCATTGTAATACTAAACTGATCTGGGGTGGAGATCATGACGTGGAAGAAGAAGACGAACCATACGTCATGGTTACCAATCTTAGCTGTCCTGAGTGTGGGTCTTTTGTAGAAGTCTGGCTACCCAGACAAGGGCATTAACGTTTAAAAAATTTTAAAAATCTTGTAAACAACGCTTCTTCAGAAAGGTTTTTTGAGACTGTCCAACTTTTACCCCCCTCCTTGTTTTCTTCGTAATGCACATCTCCATTCTTAAATCGTGTTTCTATAATTCCGTTGTTAGCTTGTATGGATGTGACTTGTTTACCCCACTTCTCTGCCTTTTGTTTAAGCCTAGCTTCCTCTACCATGTTTTTGTATTCAGTCATCGCCCTTGTCCTCTGTTTCTTCTATAACTTCTTTGACTTCACTTAACCACCCATACAACTTATCGTGGTTTTCCTCACTCAAACTTCTTGTAGGATTTGTATAAAATTCCCTTACTGCCCTGTCGCTACAACCAGTGTATTTACCTATCGAAACATGAGTAAACCCATACTCTTCTACAAGCATTTTAATATCCTGTCGCATCTGGATAGCTTGAATTTCTGGTATGTCTCTAAGAGTCATCGCCCTTGTCCTCTTTTCTTAAAAACTCCTTTCCCCC